TTAATGAAATCTCGACCGTACCCCATTCCGTATCCGGCAGATCCCGGTATAGACTCCGGCCCCGCAGTAGGGCATCAGCAACAGGCTGTAAGAGAAGATATATCGAGAATTGGCTTCCCAGAAGATGTGGAACAGAAAACCTCCCAGTACGGCAATGAGGCCAACGTAGACGTAGAGCCGATCCGCGCCATGCCGATCCGCACCAAGTCGATCCACGCCATGCCGATCCGCGCCATGCCGATCCGCGCCATGCCGATCCGCGCCATGCCGATCCGCACCGAGCTGATCCGCCATGTGGTCCGCAGTGCACCCTGCGGTATGCCCCGCCGTTTGGTCAGCCATGTGCCCGACAACTTTAGACTTCCGACGGTTCTTAAGACTGCCAATACAGAACACCAACACGCCCAGATACAGAACATCCTGCCATGCATTGCACCATTCGATATATTCCCCACTGAGAGAACCTTCATAGACTTCCTTAAAAAATGCACTCCGCCCTCCATAGGTAGCCAGGGTAGCCTGTCTGCTGGCATAGGTGCCGTCCGCCCACTGGGATAAATGTTTGTGAAGATAGAAGTCCGCTGTGTAGCCGGGATGTTCCCGGAAATAGGTCAGGCGCTCGTCGATCGCCAGACGGCTGATCTCGTTGGCGATAGCAGTATCCATGCCGGCGGTATCGTAAGTATCGATATTGAAGCCGTTATACCAGCCACAGCCGCGGGAAGCTTCCTGCATTCCCATGGCGAGATAGGACATGGCGGTGACTCCGGAGCTTAACGTGTTCCCCGCCTTTTTCTCATAACATTTCTGTACCAGCGGCAGAATCCCCACAGAAGTAACAGCAAGACATACCGCCATGATGAGCAGTCCCAGACGCATCTTACCGTTCCGCCCCGGACGCAATGCCTCGAACAACAGCACCAGCAACACTGCGATCACAGGGATCAGGGAATTCTTGCGCAGCATCACAGACAGTGTGAGGAACAGGATGCTGCCGAAGCCGGTGAAAAACATCCGGCAGAGCAAGTGGGGGGCGGGACCGTGGGCACTGACTGAGGGCGCATCACTCCGGGAGACGCAATCCCGGGAGGAGCCGCCCGGGGAGACGTTGTCCCGATAGGAGCCGCCCGGAGAGCCGCTCCCCAGCAACCGCAACAGCAGATAGCATCCCACCGACAATGCAGCGAAGGAAGGAATCTCGCCGTAGACGAAGGAGCTGTACATGATCATGGGCAGGTTACAGCATACCAAGACGAGATAACAGCAGGAGATCTTCTTGTAATTCTCCGGCCACAGATATTGCAGCGACAGATGTTGGAACCAGATCGCCCCACACAACAGACAGACATAGACCAGCTTGATAAAGTGCCAGGCCGGTACGGACAGGCCGGTGAGATTCCAGATCCGGAGCAACAGCTCCAGAAAAGCCATCAGCCCGATCTGCTGTGGATAATAAGACAGATAAGAGACGGTGGGGTGGATAATATCAGTATTTCCCAGGATCCATTCCGCAGCCGCATTATATACAGACAGAGCATCCGCTGCGGGAACCGTGCGTCCGAAGAGGATCAGCAGGATACCAAGCCCAAATACAAAGGTCAAAGTAAAAACGAGCAGTCCGCGACGGAATTTCTCTCCTATTTTTTTATACAGATACAGACATCCGCAAAACAGTAATCCGAAGCCTGCCAGCTCCAACAGATTCCACAGGGGATTGTCAGGACGCAGCAGAACCTGCTGGGTCTCCATATTGTCGGCATAACAGGTCGTGAGAAAGCTGCCGGCGAACAGCAGCATGGAAAGCAACAGTGTCAGAAGCATGACAATGTTAAGCCCCAGACGGTAAATGATATTGCAACAAGATCTGTTCTGAGATCCACTCATGGAAACAATTCCTCCGTAACCACAACAATAAATTTCAATTATGCAAGCATATTGGCTCACTTGCGCTCATTGCATTATAAGCTCACGAATTCGTGCTATCGCACTTTACATCCTGCTTCGCAGGATATTCGTTCGCTAATGAGCCTGGGCTCATTATATCATAGCTTTTGCCCGCCCCCAAGAAAAATACGCGGGAAAATGAGAATTGCAAGTAATATTTAGACACATATTCATTTTTGTTAATTGTGCACAAAAGAAGAGTACTTTTAGAAACCGGATCAGGCGCTAAAAGTACTCTTTTATTGTGCAGATTTACAACAGCTTTTGCATAATCTGTTTTTCTGTCAAATTTTTGGTACAGATTTTGGTACCATTCCTACCCCCTCATAAGACTATCTAAGTAATCAAAATACGATTACTAAGATAGTCTATATGTCCCCCGCCCATCTCCCCGGGGGACAAAAGAAAAAAGGGCATCAAAAGAAAAGGCAAGTTTTCATTGCCTATCATCAAGTACCTGGTGAACCTACAAGATCAGCAGCAGACAGACCGTTAAACTGTCTCCTGGGGTAATGATTCATCCAGTCCTGGATAGCTTGTATCTCTGCCTTTGAATACAAACCGATATCATCACCTTTTGGAATCCAACGCCTGATAAAGCGGTTACTGTTTTCATTTGTGCCACGTTCCCCGGAGCAGTACGGATGGCAGAAGTAGACCGTTGTGCGGTTCTTCTTGGTTCTGCAGCTTCTTTCGATAGACTGCCAGTCCGCAAATTCCATACCATTATCACAGGTAATTGTCTTAAACTTTCCCCGGAATGCCGGAGTACCTATTTTTCTTTCGTACTGATCCAGTGCCTTGATCACAGATTTTGCAGTTCTGTCCTTAATCTTAAAAATCAATTCATTACGCGTTTTTCTTTCAGACAGCACCAATAGACATGTAAGATCATCCCTGGAACTATAAACTGTATCCATTTCCCAGTGACCATATTCTTTACGCTCCAGGATCTCCTTGGGTCTCTCTTCGATAGATTTTCCACGTTCAAATTCTTTTCTTTTCATCTTATACCTTTTATCCTTTTTCGGTCGGGCATAAGGCAGACTATTCACCGTTACACCCTTGATCCGGTGAGCATAGACATAATTATATATGCTCTTCACGCATAACTTGTGGTCCGGGAGCGCATACAGTGCAGCTTCCGGACTATACTTTTTATTCAGGATCAAAGCAGCTACGTCAGAAAGAAAAGGATCATCAGCAGATAATTTTCTTTTCCGACCTCTACGGCTCATATTTTCCTTATGGATCCGCTGTCCTACATCATAACCATAGCGTTTTTCATCCTGCCACAACTTACCCCTTGCAATAAAAGTACCTCTTTTAATTTCATTGTAGACAGTAGCTCTGCAGCATCCAATCATCTCCGCAATCTTTGCTACCGGTGTCTTTTCCTGGTGTAACTTTTCAATCAGGTATCTGTCTTTCTCCGTTAGGTATTTCATGACTGAACCCCCTTTCATACTTCGAGGGTATCAGGATCACAGATATATTTATCAAGGTTAAAATGAACAGCTGCGCTGACCTTGATAAATATATCTGATCCTGATAGTCCAGTCATTCGGGATACGGAAGGAAACTTTTCAAAGGTCACTACGTTCCCAATGAAAAGAATTAAACACCCCAAACCCCTCAAGGGGCTTTTTTCTTCCTGGTCTTTCCGGTACATCTCCTTTTCAATTCATTTCCGGTATGTCTTGTGCATCAGTCTGAATAATAATTTTTCACCTGGTCCAAGTAAAGAACCGTAAAAATTCAAAGTAATGAATTTTTATCTAACTATAAAAATCGAAAAAATGATTTTTATAGTTTTCTTGACTTTTTCCCAGGAGAAAAATTTTCCATTATTCAGACGCCCAAGACAGATATACCGAAAACGAATTTATAAGAAAAGGAGATGATAGAAGCAGAAAGACCCAGGAAGAAAAACTAAAACCAACAACCCAGAGCAGAAACCCAAAAACGTGATAGGCTCCGCCGGAGCCGGGAAGGTGACAAAATGAAGAAAGCTAAAAAAGAAAATTATAGGATCGTAACAGAAAGCGGAAAACAGTTATTTAACCAAAATTACACAGAAGCAGGAGCTAACAGAATATGGGAAATGTACAACGGAATATACACCGATGACAACGGAAACCAGGAATATATCTACGTAGAAAAAATATAAATAATTGCTGACCTATCGGCAGGACGGGGAGAAAGAGGAGCAACATGACACAACAGGAACTTGAAATCAAATGCGAATTTTTAGAAAAAAGACTCAAAAGGATTTATGAGATATGTAGTCAATATCCTGATGATATAAATGGAGCCAGAGCTATAGGGGAAATAGAAGCAAACTGTGACCCGGATATATTAAAATTTTACAATTGACACAAAATAGAGATTAGAACATTGACAAACTGAGAAATAAAAGAAGAGGGGCGCAAGCCCCTCTAAACTTTTACACCATAATTCTTACGGAACCATTCCACGGAATCATCAAATGGCAACCATCTATTTTTCAAAAAATCATCATATCCCTTATAATCAAACTGCGATCCGTCCCGGAACTCTTTGATCAGATTAAACCGTCTACAAAAAGCATTCCAGGTACTGGCATCTTCTGATTGAACAGTTCTATAAAGCTGGTCAAAAGAAATGTTACTTGTAAAATATATGTGCGTGAAGCAGGCTTGTTTATTATTATATCTACACGGCAGTTCTAAAGGGTAAATATCCAGCCACTTAAGTAATATATTAATATCAAAATCGCAAGCGCGAAAATCATCAAACAAAATAACATCTTGCCCCTTATATCCATCCCAGGGGTTCCGGTTATCAGTCACGCGATACACTTTATCGTATCCACCATATAACTTATATACACCGGAAGTCTTGCCACTTCCTGGATCACCGAACCAGTATTCCACATGCATTTCACGAACTATATTCTTAAATTGTTCATACCGGAGTATTTCCCGGCATCGTTCGACCTTTTCCAGCTGCATCATATAATTCGGATTATCTTCAAGTATTTCATAATTACTTTTTCCGTCCTTGATCATATCATACAAGGCAACAAGATCGTTCCGTTGTCCCTGGTGTTCATCCGGAACAATTCCAGATTCTTCAAAAGTATTTTTAAGATTTGTTTCTTCTTTCGCAGTACCTTTATATTTTCCCTCTTTGCGGATATAGTCACGGGCTTGTTGCAATGTACCTCGGAGCATATCAAGCTGTGAACCAGGAGGAAACATTTTCTGCAAAGTACTAAACCGAAGAGCACCGCCCCGATGGATAACGATATGTGTATGTAAAGTGTGCTTTTCGTTTCCAATCTCATCACACATAGCCCAATAATCAAGATTACGGATAGTGGAAAGCACCTCTTTAATTTTATCATGTGAAAAACCTTTATCCAGTGGATTGTTAATAGTGATCATCCACTTACGAGATTGAGAATCTTTTACATCACCCATGTGCATCTCCCTATTTGCGACAAAAGTTATCTTGCGACAGCCATTTGCGACAACTTTGCGACAAATAAAAACCTAGTAAAATCAATACTTTAAACCACTTTGCGACATGCGACAAAAGTTGCCTAGGGGTAATACTAACCCTAGGCAACGCCCTTGACGGCAGGAACCCGGCACCGCGGGACCTTTGCGCCCAAGGACGCGCCCCGCTTCGCTTGTGGGCGCTGTCCCTGGTCACAAGGCTAACCGGGTGCCCCCTACCGTAAAGGGTGAAGTGCACGTTGCAAGCTACAAACGGTTGCACAACTCGTTCTGTATTTCATCGATTTCCTCATCAACGTGTTTTAAATGATCAGACAAACAAGAGAGATTGCTTGCATTGACTTCCTCGATCGAATTAAAACGATCCACCGAAACACGCAACAAAGAAATATCTTCATACACGTCCTCCAGGTCCTGTTCCCTTTCACGGACACGGCATAACATATAAGTCACAACAATCACAGTAGCGCAGATAACCAAAACAATAGCAAGAGCCATATCAGACACCGCCTTTCTTCCTGGGACACCAACGAGGAGTATATTTACAAGGAACAATACTATCATTCCACCCGGTATAACCAATAAAACCAGGCATAGACCGGATATCACGATCTGAAAAATACTGCATGATAAACTCCTGATCAGGATGTTCACAAAAACAACTTTTCCGATTACCATACCCGGAATGATAAAATTTACAATAATCACATTCAGAGCATTTTATTTTATCAGCCATAATACACCTACTTTCTTGATTTTTTACTATTACGTTTCTTCCGCCTACTAAACAGAAAAATTCCGTATTCTTTTGGAGAACTGGAAGGTTTTACAAAACGCATATAATCCCGATAAGATAAAAGAGAATATATAAATTCATCCATAAAATACCTACTTTCTCAGCTTTTTGCTGGCACGCTTCAATTTACGTGACGGATTAACAATACCTTCAATATTCACCGGGTTATTCCGCTGCAGATCAAGAATCTGTTCTTCAGTTAACATGTCACCTTCCTTGCATGACTTCGTAAGATTACCGACACATGCCAGAGTATCATAAGCATTAAAAGCAGCATCCTTAATAAACCAACCGAAACGTCTTTTCGGTTTGATCAGCGTAGGATCAGAAGCATTTTCAAGGTCAAAAGCATCATACTGTTCATGTACCATGATTCGCCATATCTTATTGCAGGTATAGACATAGCTAGTCACCTGACGGAGCAGAGCATCCACATGATTAAATCTTTGCGATGTATAGATCAGACCGATATGATGGTGACGGCAGGTCAAAAGCGTGTTCAAAAACAGAGGATCTATATTACTCTTGAAACTCCGGGAATTAAGCTGCACCGAAAATTCATCACCCAGCACAATAGTGCAGGTCAAAGTATCATTCTTTTCATCCACAGCACGCATACGATCAGCAACAGCCACAATCTGCGCCATAGATACAAAATCCTCATAGGGAATATCCAGGGAAACATTAGAGATAATATGTATCTTCTGGGTGACCCATTTCTTACGGTTAAAGTCATAAATCTTCCTGTCATTGTACCGCTTATATAACGACACAACCTTATGCACCGCTGACAAGGTTTTACCCTTACCAAACAGACCTACATAGCATACGATCATACCGGTATGACATATATTCCAACAGCGATAGCGGAAGTATTTATACAGATCAATCACAACATATCGCACAGTACTGATCGGATGCGTAACAATGACACGGACGCAGACCGACACAATACAGGCAAAAACGATGATAAATAAAAACAATTCAAGCATACGATCACCGCCCAACCTTTAAGCAGTTAGCAGCTATGGAGCTGATGCTTTCGAGAACCATACAGAACACGATCAGTCCGACCACCACAGCCGGAGTAAATTCATTCGATCCGTTACAGATATAATTAATTATGTTTTCCATTCTTCATAATCTCCTTTGCATAACGACAACTATTAACCAGGTAACACATTTTGCACCGTTGGACATCATCCCCGGCGCGGATCACACGACAACCAATAAGATCATGACAATGGTTATCTTCATTGATGCAGGATCCTTTTAACCTGCAGGTAAAATTAGCGCATGGACTCATTTGTCTAACACATCCTTTCTGCCATCCAGGCTGCGACCAGTCATGTTAGCAACCGCAATTTTTATCCGCTTAATTACCCAAAAAGAGAGCAGCAGAAATATAATAGTGTCCAGTCTGTAATTTATTGCCGAAAAATAAGGCTCAAGATCGTCTGCAGATAAATTCTGTACTTGTACTTGTTCCGTCGCAGGTTCCGAAACAGCGACAGTAAAAGGTATATAATTACCATCACTATCCATAACATAGACATTTGTTCCGGGTTCTCCTGGATCCACGGACTCAGTAGGCGGTTCTTCCGTAACAGATCCGGCATCTTGTACCATATCGGATTCAATACTAACGCTATCGGATAATATAGGATCATCAGTTCCAGGAACATCCAAGGAAGTTCCCTGATCATCATTTTCAACAGTTTCAACAGTCTCGATATTTTCATATTCATTCATTTTAACAACCTTTCTTGATAGATGCCCCCGCATATGGTAGGATAAAGAAAAACACCATACGGAGGGGAAAACAATGAGCGTAAACGATATTATCTTTGCATCTTTAGGGACAGCACTTTTTATAGGATTAATTATATTAATTCTAATCTGGTTGTTTATTTATACTGCAGTAAAGGCAGCCACAAAAAATGCAATAAAAGAAGCTTACAGAGATATTAAACTCATGCCGGAAATAAAACATATTACACCGGAAGAAGAACTAAAAAAAGAAATGGAAGGCTGGAATTAGCGAAAAGTTCTAAAAAGAAGGTATAAAATTATAAAACCAACCAAACCATAAATAATAACATTAGCTAAAGTAAAATGATAACCGTCTATATTAAGATCAATAGAGAGAACACGGATGCAAAAATCAATAACAAGCTTTAATTCTTTCAAAGTGATCACCTACCTATAAACCTACAAACAATAACAGCACCAATAGCAACAGCAATAAGACCAATAAGCCAAGGCGGTAAAAAACCAAACACAGCAGCTACCATGGATGGAAATTGACCCAACATAGTACCAAAATTTTTCAATAGGTCAAAGAAATTCATGGTGGCATTTTCCAAACTGGAATAATCATAATTATTTTTCGGCACAGCATCTAAATCATTTCTTGAATTTCCGCCATTTTCAAGATCAAATAATTCATCATCAGTCAATCCTTTATCTGACTGATTTTCAGAATACATATTATCGAGATCATCAAGCCTGGAACCTGACGAGCCGTCAGAATCAGCAAGATTATTATAAAAATGTGTCCATTTAGAATACTGAATACCGCCATTTTCATCATAGCGAAAATACCTAACATATACCTCATATCCATTAAATAAAGAATAAGGCTGTTTTAGTAACATCTTCAAAGTTTCTAAAGCATCACTATACCCAGTTATTTTATTAAAGAGATTATAAGAGCCACCAATATAATTTCTATCATCAACTGGATACGATGAAAGCAAATTATCCCAGGACGATTTACCCAAAACATCAAACTGAAATCTTCCAACAGAAGAACGATTATCTGAAACAGAAACCCACGTGGAAAGATTATTTTTTAATAAAGTAGAATACTTATATTTCCAAACTAATTTATCACGGTATAAATCAAAATCATTAGTGGTATACCATCTACCTTTCATTTCAAAAAAATAATCACTCTGAGCATTATTAAATTCAAAATAAGAATAATCAGATTCCGTAGGATTACCGTTAGCAGCTTCATGAAGTACTATTACAGGTCTTTCCATATCAGATGAAAGTTCACCTTTTATATAAGGAGCATCAATTCTATCAATACTACCGTCCTGGCTAAAGTAAACATACGAAGGTTCACCGTGGTAAAAATCACCCCACGCACCTAACCCGGCTTGCCTATAACATGGTGTAATCCGAATATACCGCAGAAACCAATTCTCATCATCAGGCTTCAAACCTGACACATCAATCGTCAACGTTTTATCCGCAGTAGCAAATTCATCCGGGTACGCATCCGCCTGCTTTATCGTGTCCTGCGCTTCCTTATCCGCAAAGTAATAATTTACCCTTACATACTCTTCAACTTCCTGATTCTGCAGGTAGCTCCGCTCCGTTGTGCCAGTCCAGGTAGCAGTCATCTTATTGTTTGCAGTAAACCCGGTAAAAGCATAAGCCGTATCTTCAAAGTCAGGATTCTCAATATCAGGCTTGTTAGTATTATCAATTTTGCCAGCAGCAACATCTGAAAAATACTGATAAAGTTCATCATCAGTAGAATATCTAAATATCGTGTGGCTAAATTTTGAATCATCAACATGCGAATAATCAAATTGAGATTGACCATCAACACCGTATGAATGCTTAAAAATAGTACTACCAGCATAAAAACCATAAGTCGAATTATAATTAGCAACAGAAGCACAGACTTTGCCATCATTAGAGCCACCGCTAACATAATAATAACTAGTAAAAGGTTGTTTACTTAACAAAATAAAACTAACAGGACCATTTGAAACATTAAAATTAGAATAATCATTTTTCTGATAACAACCAACAAACACATCATCAGGAACATACATAGTAATATTTTCAGATATATTATAAGGATAATCAGGATACTTCGAAGATGATTCACCATCATTTAAACAAAATGAATTATATGCAGACATATTAACTGCATTATAGTTATCAGGAATAGAATCAACAAAACCAGCATGTACATGAAGAGAACCAAACGTAATCAACATGATCAGGATAGACATAAATAATACGAAAAGATATTCTAAAAAGTTACGAATCTTTTCTAAAGTTTCTTTTTTCATAAAAAACCTCACTTTCTTTTGAGTAAAAAAAATACCAGGTAGATTTTATCTACCTGGTAAAGGTTCCAAGCTTGTCTTACTTCGCAGCACCCTTGGCGGATCTGAAGATTCTGAAACCTACAAATACCAGGGATGCAATCAGAAATACGTTAAGCGGGAAAATGGTGAACAGACCACATACGGACTTAACCAGGTTAATCAGTTCAGTTACAAGGGAAACATCAATTACCGCTTCCGCAGCAGCTACCATAGGAGTTAACATAAGCCATACCGTCCTTTCCGCATTATCTGTTAGATTGCGACTCTCACAAATATGCAATTTTTATATAATCAGCTAATTAAATCTTAGGAGAATGGGGAGACCAGGTCTCCCCTGCACATACAGTGCATTTATAATGAACAAATAATGCCATTACCTTATTTGAATGGTGGAAAATCTCCATCATCTGATTTGACCTTGGAAGCAGGTGCAGCCTTAACAACCTTAACACCGGTTAAAACTGCTTTACCCTGGAATCCCTTGGAGTAAAGAAGCTCTACTTCGTCGCCTACATGAATACCAAAATCCTCACGGGCAAATTCCATACCGGTCTGCTTGCCGTAGATCTCAACAGCGCTTTCTGTATCATATTCAGAAAATGCCTGCTCATAAAAGATGTTCCAGTAGAACACATCTGTTGTGTCTTTCTTTAATGTTTTCTTGATACCAACGATTTTTACAATTTCACTCAT